GTCCTACTACAACGCTATCGCAAGTTTGGAAAATACTAAATGAAAAATATTACAAAATAAATCAGAACAGCTTTTGGTAATATGAAAATAATTTCGTATCTTTGTTTTAATATTTTAAGATTGTTACATTAGGAAATAGGTAGGTCTTTAAGCTGCCACTTTTTATTCCTACCTTAAGGGGAGTTCTTCATAGTCTCCCCTTTCCTTTTGCGCAAAAAAAAAGAGCCCGTTAAATGAAAACAGGCTCTAAGGTGGGCTAACTTAAAATAAGAAATATATAATGGCAATTAGATATAGGGTGCCCACCTATTATAAATATATATTATTCTTTAATAGGAACACAATTAGGAACTTCTCTACCATCTAGTATCTTAGTACCAATTGCTTCGTATCCATCCCAACAAGCACCTTCTAATCCATCCTCAGCCATGGCTGTAAGATTGATACCTTCGTACTTCTTATCAAAGTTTAATTTAGAGGTTACTCTACTTTGTGGGTTACTTAGCTTTTGTTTAGATAGTTCTTGTCTATCGTATGTAGAAATACAAATAGCAGCTGCTTGTGCTGATTCGTATCCTGCTTTAATTTCTGCTGGTATGCAATACTCTAAGTACTGCTCTTTTGTTTCTCCTGCTTTTGGTTTGTCTACTGGCATATAATTTGGTTTTATGAGTAATTTTTCGTATCTTTACATATAACAATTTAATTACGATTAGTTGTTAAATGTCAAACCAATAGTTACAATGCCCAGAAAAAAGAACCCTGATAACAATTACTTCAATCAATCCGTAGAAGATGCAGTATGTATTTACCTTAACTCTGATAACCAAAGAGAAAAGGAAAATGCATTCAAAATAATCTACCCTGCTCTTTGTAAAATAGCGGAGGTGTGGTTTAATAAACTAAAGGTATCTTACATTGATACAGATGCAATTGATATGCAGATGGATTGTGTTGCTCACATTGTAGAGAAGATGCACATGTTTAATTGTGGGACTGGTACTAAAGCATTCTCTTACTTTACTGTTATGGCTAAGTTCTATTATATGATACACAACAATAGAAACTATACTCACTTAAAGAGATATATCCCTATCAGTTATATGTCTGTCGAATTTGATAAACCTAATACGGATGTTAGGGATGAGAAAGCTAAGGAATCCAGATTACTATTAGAGGCGTTCACTATGTATTTGGAATTGAATTTAGAACAAATATTACCAAAAGAAAAGTATAGACCTGTTGGTACTTACTTAATTGATTTGTTAAATAACTTTGAAAAGGTTGAGGATATAAATCGTAGGAAGATTGTAAACGAAATGAGTTTAGTAGATGGTATGCCAAATCGTGCACAAATTACTAAAATAATGAATTACCTAACTGCTCAATTTAATCTATTCAAAAAGCAATGGATGGATGGTGATACTTCACTCAACTTTATAGAAAAGAATTCATTAACAAAAGAGGAAAAAATGATTGTGAAGGAAAACTTCAAATCAACTTCTATTAAGTTTGGTATTACAAAATTGGCTAAAGAGTTTGGTGTTACTGAACCTGTACTTAGAGAGTACATTAGTACTATTATCTAACTCTATATCTCTTACCTTCCCAACGGCATTCGGTAACAAAACCTAAGTTAATTGTTCTCCAATCTCCATTGTTATCTTCGGATTGTACAACCATATAATCTAAGGCCTCATAATCGTAGATAGCACCTCTAGCGATACCATTTAAGAACGGGCCCCAATTTACTGAACGAGTTGTTTGACCTCCATCTACTTTATTCCATTTAACCCATATAGGATTTGATGGAGTACTATCCATAAGGAATGAATAGAATTGTGTGAATGTAATTTCAGGTATAGCGAATTGTAATATCTTATTATGTACTTTGTTATTATTCATCTCTTAATCTTTTATAGGTCCGCCTACTACCCAAGCAGAACAAGTTCTACTTGCTGCACACTTAAAATCAAATGCTTCACAATAACCTAATTCACCAGCTTCAATTACTTTCTCTGGGTCATCTTCATATCCAATACCTTCTGCTATACAATTAAGTGTTTCTTTTCTTAAATCAAAGAATGCACAATTACCACATAACGCTGATTTAGCTTCTTCTATTGAGCCTCCGAATTGGTCTGCTTTTGCTTTCCAATAATCTTCGTTTGGTTCATTTGGATTCAAAGGACCGTAGTTAGCTTGTTTAATTGCTATACTTCTATTGTATAAATTTAATGCTATGTTTTGAGTTGCTGGAGGACAATCTGCGAAATCCTGCAATATAGGAGGAACATCACCTAATAGTTCCGGCGCTACACTGCCACTAGCTGCTTGACCAGGATAGCTTGAGTTTGGAATTGATGGTTGAGCTTCATTCTCTTGTAGTAAACCTAACTCTCTTAGTTTGTTTCTACTCCATCCTAATGCTGCTTTACCACCCCATGCATCATACATTAACTTACCACATCCATCACCATAAGATTTTGAACTTTGTAAATCAACTTCATGTCTACTCAAATAGCTATACATGCGCTTAATTGTATCTACTGAAATAGGTTCACCTTTAGCTAGCTGATTAACTCTTTGCTTACCAACCGGCGTGCCACAACCACCCCAACCATTCTTATCTACATACTCTAATACTCTCTTAGCATTTCCCTTCACACCATCCGGGTAATCCGAGAATGATTCCAAGTCAATTCTTTTTTTTTCTTTGTATCTTTTATCCTTAGAGATTACGGCTCTGATTTTAGATAGTACTACTACTGCCTCATCTTCACTTAAATCACTAATATCTTTTTCCATTAATTCTGCAATAGCTGCTGCCTTAACTAACTGATGTCCGAATAAACCTTCAATAGATATTGCTTTTACTTTACCAGTCTTAACGTAATCTTGCCAAAGTTTTTCATCGTTTACTTTCATAGTAACGAACCAAGTTCCAGCAGGGAATATTCTACTAAAGTAGTTAGCTGATTTATCTTTTGTAGATGATTTACTCACCCAGCTTTCTACTACTGTAACATCACCATCTATATTCTCACCATGTTCAACAGTTGCTTTATTCTGATAACCCTTCATAAGATATTGTTGGGCTAATTTCTCAATAGTTTCAGCAGTTACAAATACTTCGTATTCGTGTCCAGTTCTTTCATCTACTCTATAAATTCTTTTATCAGGTATAAGAACAGGAGCTACGATAGTCCTCTTATCGTTGTCTACAGTAGCAAATTTTACTTGCTCCTTATGTTCGGTAAAGTAAACCCAATCTGCTTCAATGGCAGGGTTCTCTACCAACGATAGAGCATATACCTCATCAGTATTCTCATCTTCTATAATAAGTTCGTATAATTCCATGTCCTTTAACAATTTTACTTTGATTTATCGTTATATATTTTTATATATTTATATATTATCCACCGAATGTTGCTGCGTTAGAAGTTCTTCTATCTAATGCCTGTTGTGATGATACATCTCCACTAACTACATAAGCCTTTACAGGTTTTCCACTTGCAGCTGATATTGTATCTGCTATTTGTGCACCTGGCGTTGCTGCAGCTGTACCTTGTATTTGTGGTGCAGTTGCCGATGCTACCGTAGGTGCTGATACTGAAGCGCCTGATGAACGAGGTAAAGATGCTCCACCACCTCCAGCTGCACCACTATCAGATGAATTGATTTGTGATATTGATTTAGCTGCTCCTGCAATTGTACTTGCTATACCTAATGCCGCTGATATTGTGTTTATAGTAACGAATGGTTGTCCAAATGTTACTGGGAATGCGGCTACTGCTTTAGCGTTAGCTACTGCTGTATTTGCAATAATCCTACCAATAGATGCAGCTTGTTCAATGATAATCCCAGCTATGGCAATTTTTTTGTTCTTGCCAGCTATTTGTTGTAATAGAGAACCAAACTGTCCAGCTAAATCTATATAAGCATTTTGTATTTCAGCTTTAGCATCCAATTCAGCCATATCAATATTCTTTCTTTCAGCTGATGCTGCTTTCTGAATTGATGTTCTCTGATTTTCAGTTAATTCTTTATCGGATAATAGAACTCTTTCCTTTTCATCTATAAGGGCTTTCCTTTGTTGGAATGATAGATTATCAAATTGTAATTGAGTATCTAAACCTAATAGGTCATCCTGTCTCTTTTTATCAATCTTTTCTTTATCTTTTTCAGCTGCTTTAATAGCATCTTCATCATCCTTCTTCTTCTTTTCTTCTATCTTCTTAGCTTCCTCATCATCATACTTCTTATTTATTGCAGCTATTTCTAATCTACCTTGCTCTAATACTGATGATTTATCTTTAATACCAGCTAACTCTAACGCCTTTAATCTTTCGTTTTGTGCTTGTCCAGCTTTGTATATCTCCTGGTCTCTTTGTTCTAATGTAGCAATGTATGCTTCAGTTAGTACTTTATTAGCCGCATCTAAGTTCTTAGCTTCTTCTTCTAATCTTTTCTTTTCTGCAGCTGCTGCTTCTTCTTGCTTCTTCTTTTTATCAGCTGCTGCTTTAGCATTAGCATCTGCTCTCTTTTTGTTTTCTTCTTCAGTTTTCTTAGTTAGTTCTTCCTGTCTCTTTTTCTCATCTTCATTAGCTTTTTGTTGAACCTCATCTACTGATAGAGTTGATTCTTTAATTTTAGCTTCAGAAATACCTAAGAACTTAGCAAACTTTTGGAATCCTAATGCAACCTTTTCTAATATAAATGCAAATCCATTAAATAACGGAACTGCTACTTTCTCTACCGTTGCAAGGATAGGTCCTAATATACCGCTGAATGCTTGTGATAATCGGTTTAGAGTTTGTTGTCCTTCAGCAGTTGAACTAAGTGCTTTCTTCATTAGTAACAACGCACCACCAATAGCGGCAATAACCGCAATAATAGGATTTGCTATAAGAACTTTGAATGCTCCATCAACTGATTTGATTGCGTTACCAGCTGCTCCAGCAGGTCCAGGTAACGATGCTAATTGGTCATCAAATTGTTTAGCTTGGAATTGAACTTTTTCTAATCCTTCTTCTAACTCATCTAATTCACCACGTAGTTTGTTAAACTTTACTTTATCTCCTGCAGCCGCAGCAGCTTGTAAGTCCTTTTGTGTTTGACGTATTTGTAATTGAAGTTTGACAAAGGAGCCTGCGGTTTCTTCGGCCTTATCACCTAAGTCTCCTACTTCCTCCGCACCCTTTACTTGGGTATCAATTACGGCTGTGTACGTTGTAGTATTATCTGCCATTAGCGTTTACTTTTCCAAATTCTTTTTAATAACCCTTTAGCTTCCTTTATGGTTTGTGGATATTTGTATTTACCTTTGGCAATATCAATATCTTCCGATATTCCATAAAAGTCCTCTAAATTCAATAAATCAATTACAGTCTTTATCATATCTATTTAACACTTAAATTAGGATTTGTTAGTGAGGGGTGATATTTTAGCTGTTTCACATATCTCATTCCAATAATATGAGGATGCTCTACTATCATTTACAGTCACCGCATCATTATATGGTAGGCTATTAATGTAAGCACCTTTATAGAACATTTCAGAATGTTTATCTGTTACACCGGCGTTATGTAATATAGAATGATTTTCAATATTTTTTATTGAATCAGTACTCCATACAAATCCTAACTTTGGTTCTACAATTATTTCATTACCAGCTAACCATCCATTCCACATATAAGACCACATACCTGCAGTCCACTTTTGTATCGGATAATCGTTTTCATGCTTTTTTACATAGTATGGTTCTACTTCACAAAAGTATTTGTATAACGCTACCGAGTCTTTTTCTACTTTATCCCAAAATTCTGATGTAGTGTTACTAACAATATATTGAGCTCCTCCAATATTCTTACCCATAATCTTTGGTATTAATGGGTCTATTCCAACTATTTGGCACATCTTTTGATATATAGCATCATCCTTAGATTGTATGTATTTGTAATCTAAATAAGAATGAGTATCAGCAACATACCATTTCTTTGTAGAAAACAGGGAATGCAAATCAGGTTTCTTAGTAAATACTATATCGCTGTCATGGGTAAAAAGAACCTCATCCTGAAGGTTTGGATACTCGGTAAGGTGTTTACTCAATAAATGAAAATAAATGGAAGGAATGTAACAGGAATCACTTCTGGTATCATTGTAGAAGTAAAATCCTACCTCTTTATAATGTTCTTTAAGTATCTGCCAATGGTATGGAATATTATTATCATATATTCCCAATAAAATATGAATATCAGCAGGCTTAATTCCATGCTTTATAAAATTATTAATCATCACTTCTACCTGCCATAGATAGTAAGTGTTAGCTGGTTGCGCACATATAAATTTTGCCATAACATTTTATTTTATATACATCCACCATCACAAGATGCAAAGGTATCTAAATTAAGTGTAGTTCCAATATCTCCACTTACAACAGTATAAACTGATGTAAATATACCAGCAGTACCATTTAATGTACAATCTGCATCTGTTATAATACCTGTACAATATACATTTGAATAATTATCACCACCTGTACATTGATTCATATTTAATTCAACATTAATTGTGTCTCCCACATTAACTGTGTATGTTCCAT